TACGCGATCACGCGAAAAGCCATCGACGACAATCTTTACAAAGCCCAGTTCAATCCGACCAACCTGAAACTCCAGGAAGCGTTCGCGCAGTTCAAGGAAATCCAGGCGGCGAACATCCTCAACTTGGGCACCACGTACCAAGCCTCGCAGATCGGCGACGGCGTTGCTCTCTTCGCAACCAACCATCCCTACGACGGCGGCACCTGGGCGAATACCTCGAGCACGCCGAAGTCGCTCAACGAATCCACGCTGCTCGCGAACATGACCAATGTGCGTACGCAGTTCGTCAACGAGCGCGGACTGAGAATCCTCGCCCGCGCACGTCGGCTGATCGTGCCGCCGAACCTCGAAGCCATCGCCATCCGCCTGACCAAGACCGAACTGCGGCCGGGGACGGCGGACAACGATGTGAACGCGATCCTCACGCTCTCCGGCGGGTTGCCGGAGGGGCATCTGGTGATGGACTTCCTGACCTCGAATTTCGCGTGGTTCCTGACCACGAACATCGAGGGGCTGATCCACATGCTTCGGATTCCCTACGAGAGCGATATGTGGGTCGATAACATCACCGACAACCTCTTAATAAAAAGCTATGAGAGGTATAGTTTCGGCGACAACGACCCGAGAGCGGCTTGGGGAGAATTTCCAACAAGCTGAGGCACTTAGCGCGGAAAGACCAAAAGTGTATTGCTCTGACATCCCTCCCCTCAGTTTCGGAGCTTGACCCCCATGGCCCTCCTGCAACCCAAGACCAAGATCACCCACGACGAAGCCGTCACCACGGTCGCCAAGGCGATGGCGAAGTCGCTGCATCGCACCGAAGGGGAACCGGATGAATCCGCAGTTCACAGTCACCGCGAGGGAGCCACGCTGTTTCTCGGCGCGATGGCGGCATACGAGGATTTGAAGGCGCATCCCGAGCACGCCAAGCCGGAACACGAAGCCGAACATACGAAAGCGAAGCATGATACTGACGATGCTCCGCACAAGAAATCCTGAAACCCTATGAACGGGAACGCGACCCATGGCTGAATCAAACTTCCGCGGCCCGGTCACCTCGATGGGCGCCCTGGAAATCCAGGGTGGAACGGCTGCCAATATCGAGCCGACGGATGGGCCGTCCGCGTTCTATCAGGGCATCTGCATCCCGGATATCCGCTCGGTTCCGTTTGCCAAGGACGGCACGGCTCCGGCGCGGCAGCCGGCGTTCCAGGTTACAAATTCGATTACTACGGTTGATGCGATTCCGCAGACGTTCTCTTCGACTGCACTTTCGGCGAGCGCGAGTGTCGCGACGACTTCTCCGGTTACGGTGACGCTTAGAACGATCGGATTGACCAATCCGAATCCGGCCTCGCAGTTTCTCGCGGTTGGAGTCCCGATCATCCCGCAGGGGACTTCGGCGGTCGTTACGACTGCCCTTGCGTTGGATTTTGGTTTCACCACGGGGACCACGACCACCAATTCCTCGACTGTCCAGGTCCCGGACAATACCCAATTTCAGGTCGGGCAGTGGATCGTCATCGGTAATGCGGGGAACTCAGGTGCAACCGCTTCGCTGCTCACGCAGGTCGCCTTGGTGTCGAGCGACTTCACGACGCTGAAGATCACCGGACTTGCCGGCACCGCGATGTGCGCGCCGATCGGTGCGGCGAACCTGTTTGGCTCGAGCCTGCTTCCTCCCGCGACACAGTTCGGGCCTTCTGCACCGGCGCCCAACGCGCATTCCTCGCGCAGTGCGGCCGGGCTCGTGCGGGTGATGAATCCGCGCGAAATGCTCGCGCGTTGCGTGTCGCTCTCGGTCACCGCGATTGCATCGACCTCCGGAACGGTCTCGGTTACGGTGAATGGATACGACGTGTGGGGACAGGCGATGAGCGAATCGATCTCCGCCACCGTCGCCACCACGACCTTGACCAACATCTTCGGGCAGAAGGCGTTCAAGTACGTGACCTCGGTCACGGGATTGACGCTCACCACCACGGCTACTGTCTCGATCGGCATGGGGGATACGTTCGGGCTTCCCTTGCGGGCGGACTATCCGCAACAGTGCGCTGTCAACGCGGGAAATACTGCCATCGTCAACCAGGTTGGATTCACCGCGGCGGTGTCCACGGCGGGAAGCCCAGCAACTGCTACCACCGGAGACGTGCGCGGGACCTGGCAGTTGTCGGGGCAGGGAGCGAGCACGCCGATTTCCAACGTGGCAACCAGCAACGGAGCGTTGCGGCTGGTCATCGTGCAGCGGCCGACCGTGTGGCAGCAGATCAACGCAACCCCGCTCAACACCGTACCGATGTTCGGGGTAACGCAAGCCTGAAACTTCTTTCTCTAGGAGAAAAACAATGAGCAAAGCGCGGCACAAGAAGGCTTCCGGCGGGCGCACCGACATGAAAGTCTCGGGTAACCCCGACGTGTTCAAGGAAGCCGAAGGCAAGGAAGATTACGCCAAGGGGGATGAGAAAAAGCACGGCGGCAAGGTCAAACGTGCGATTGGTGGGAAGGTCAATGCCGGAGTCGGAAAAGATATCGGCTTGATGACCGGCGGCGCTGTTCGTCCTCGTCTTGATCGTCCCGGACGCAAGATGGGCGGGCGCGTGGGGGCGGATCGTTCTCCCCTGTCGAGCGCGCACAACTCCACCTCGGCGGAGACGCTGCCGAAGGAGAGCGGCGGGAACTAACTCTTCGCCTGTTGCCCGGTGCGTGCCGTGGGCCTGCGGCGGGCAAGGGCGCGCATCGAGGAAGCCATGGCGAAGCTGACGGCCAAGCGCAGGAACGCCCTTCCGAGTAGCGCATTCGCGGGGCCGGATCGATCATTTCCCATTCAAGACCCCTCGCACATCCGCAACGCGCTGGCGCGCGCCTCGCAGTTTCATCCTGAGTTGAAGGCCAAGATCAAGGCCAAAGTACACAAGAAATTCCCCGGCATCGAGATGAAGATGGACGGCGGCGCGGTGAAGCACCGTTCCGATCGCTCCCCGCGCCATTAGGAGAGGTTGATCGTGCTGCCCAATGTCGTCACGCTGAATCTCGGAGCTGCTAATTCAGCGCTGCTCTACAACGCCTCGACGGCGACGACTTCGTTTACGCTTCTCACCACCGTGCTCGACGCGCAGCGGAGAATCGTGGTTTCCTCGAGCGGGGATGAGAGTTCGAACACGTTCACTATCATCGGGACGAATCAGGCCGGGTTCTCCATCTCGCAGACCATCGCTGGAATCAACATCGGCAGTTCGTTCACCGATCTCGATTTCAAGACGGTGACTTCGATTCGGGCGCTCAATGCCGCTGCAGCAACGGTCAAGATTGGCACCAACTCGACCGGATCGTGCCTGTGGCAGATCATGAACTGGCATGTGACGCCGACGAATATCGAGGCGTCGGGGGTGGTCACTTCCACTTCCACGGCGGTGACTTGGCGGGTGGAGTACACCTATGACGATCCGAACAATTTACCCTCGGGGCAGGCTTATCCGCAGCCGTTCATTCATCCGACGTTGAATGGTACAACTTCGTCTCTCGACGGGCCGATCAACGATCCGGTGACGGGGGTGCGCTTCACTATTACGGGAGGGACCGGGGTTGTCCGCGGCACGATTATCCAGGCTGGGATTGCCGGGCCATGAGCGAACCCATTGGAACCGTAGGGGTGGCAAAGGGCGATTCCGAAATGGAATTGGCTTTCAGCGGCGGGCCGAACTTCATGGCGCGGCTGCAGAAGCTCGCCGAACAGAAGGACGCGGCGAAAGCGGCGCTCGAGCAACTCGCGCTCGGGAAGGAAGTAACGTCTGCATTGCGTGAGGCCAAGGGGCGGCTTGCGGAAGCTACAGCCAAGCGCGATGAGGCCGATGCGATGCTTGACGCGGCGAAGAAAAAAGCCGCCGAGATGATCGCTACTGCGGATAAGCAGGCGGCGCAGAAGGTTGCGGCGGCGGAAGTCGAAGCGATCAAGCTGAAAAGCGATGCGGAGAAGATCAAGGCTACCGCTCAGGCCCGTGCTGCCAAGGTTGAAGCTGATGCGAGTGCGGCGATGAATGCGGCCAAGGCCGCGCATGAAGCAGCCCAAGCCAAACACGGGGAAGCCTCCGCCGCGATCGAGCAGCACCGCGATGCGCATGAGGAAGCGGTCGCAGCAAAAGCCGAAGCCGAAGCCCGCCAGGCCGTGCTTGACGGTCATATCGCCAAGCTCAAGGCTGTGCTGAGCGAAATCGAGTGAGCCTGCCGTGTCATCAAACGGCACCAATACCGTCAATGATCTGAAGGTTGGTCACACCCGGATTTCGGGCGGGACGAACGGTCAGTTCCTCTACGACAACAACGGTATCCTCGGGGAACAAGCCGGCGGCGGTGGAGGTACGCCTGGGGCGCCTTCTACTTCGATTCAATACAACAACGCTGGTGCGTTCGGAGGTATTTGGCTTTTTACTTTTAACGGGAGTGACACCTTACAACTCAAGGCGACGGACACCGATATTACATCTTCGTTTCTTAACGTGGACGGGAGCTTATCAGTCTCAAATCAAAAGTTTTTGGGGGTCAATTTTATAAACGGAGCGCGCTTAAGCTTTGACCCAACTAGTTCATTTGTATTCAGTGGCCCCCCTGCTGCAATGTTTGGTAGCCCGGATGGAGAAGCCAATCAATTTGGCGCTCTTATCTGTTCTGATGGGACTCCCAGTAGCGATCCGCTGTCGGCCGCCGATGGCGGTTTCCTTCAACAAATTGAACTGCAACGCAGTTTTACTGCAAATTACAGCCTTACGCACAGTGACCTCGATACTTGCAGCGACAACACAGGAGCAAGTGGCGAAGTCGATATCTCGCTTCTCGACCCCACAGCCTGGGCAAAGGGTTTGCGATACAGCTTTTGCGTTACAGTAGCACAGACATTGAAAATAGTGGCTACAGGCGGCGTAACGATTTATCTCGGCGCTTCTCAGTCTGCGGCTAATGGCAATCTTGCATCTAGTACGGTTGGTTCGCGTGTCGAATTAATCAGTTCAAACTTTGGTGGCGGGAGGGGTTATCCCGGCGAGCACTGGATTGCAAAGTCGTCAACCGGAAGCTGGTCCGTCACCTGAAATGGCAACCATCATCAAAGGCAAGCCCGTCATCAAACGCTCCCCGCCGCAGACCTCGAAAGCGCGGTTGCGGGTGATTGCGGCGAAGCTGGCGGCGGTTGCAACAAAACGAGCCAGTGCCAAGCCATGAACCGACGCGATCTCGCTTCCTTCCTTGCTGTCCCGTTCGGCTGGTTTGCCGGGGAAGCGAATGCGCAACCGGGCGGGAGCAATACCCAGACGCCATTGCTTACTGGGGCGGTTGCGGGGGGCGATCTTTCGGGGACGCTGCCCAACCCCACGGAGGCGAAAACCGGCAATGTGGCATTCGGCCCGGCGGCGACAGCGATCCTCGGGCAGATTCCTGGGATAGCCACCTCGACCACGGCGCTGGCTGGGATGATCGGTGAGTTTGCCACCGCGAATTTAAGTTCCGCCGGCGGGCGGGCGCTATCCAATGGTATAGGCACCGGCGTGATCGGGGTGGCGCTCACGGCTGGAGACTGGGAAGTGTTTGGCCAGGCGTTCTTCACTCCCGGACCCTTGAGCGTGCTCACCGGGGCGGTCGCCAGCATCTCCACCACGGCGGGATCGTCGGGGGCTGGCTTCCCCGGCTTGATCTCCGGGCAGCAGACGCAGCTCGGACTGGGCGCGGGATTGACCGGGGGCATCGATACCGGAATCTCGGTCGGACCCACCCGAATCAGTTTAAGTGCTACCGCGACAGCCTTTCTCAACGCCTCGTTGAGTTTTGCGGTGTCCACGGCGGCGGCCTACGGGGTCATCCAGGCGCGGCGGGCGCGGTAAAAAACATGACGAAACGAGCGCTCCTTGCCATTGGCGGGTTGCTACTTTCGGTTGGGGGGGTGTCGTCGCAGCCGAGCGGCAGCAATACTGTCGTTCTCGGCGTGTATCCGGCAAACGCCTACGTCAACGCCTCGATCGCATCCGGCGCGGATATGTGCGCCAAGATCGCAACGGCAGCAACTGCGCTTTACGCCACCAATACCGGAGGCGGCACGATCGATGCACGCGGCTTCATCGGCACGCAGGCGTGCGCCGGGTCGATCTCGACCGGCTGGCCGAACGACAACAATTTCGTCGTAACAGTCCTGTTGAACGCGGTAACGATCCGAACCGCCGTCACTCAGAACATTCCCGCGGCCGTGACCGTCATCGGTCCGACCCAAGTCGTCAATCAAACCGGCGGCGCGATCTTCCAGGTCTCAAGCGCGTCATTCGCGATCAATTCTCCCGTCGTCAGTCTCGGTAATGTGGCCTATACGACCGGCGCATCGCTACAGAACGCCTCGGTTCACTGTAATCCGCCGACGGGCGCTACTCCGTCCGGCTGTATCGGCGTGCAGAATCTTTACGGCGAAGAGAACACGACGATCAGCCACGTCAACGTGTACGGCGCGACCGATACCTGTTTCGACATCGAGTCGAGCGGAACCGGTGGGCCGCAGAACTCGGGAGCATATCACAATCTTGGTTGCGGACCGGCGACGGGGGTAGCTCTCATAGCCGGTTCGACCTGTATGCGGATCGGCGGTGCGACTTCCACGCAGAACATCAGCGACTACTATCAAATCTCATGCGCGGGGAACGAAGGCGCAGCGCAGGCGGCGTCTCTCGTAGCGTTCGACATCAATGGGCAGGACATCAACCTGCGCGACTCGCACGTTGAGTCTTACGTTACCGGGATTTCTATTGGGTCGAAACGTGCAGCGTCGAATGTCCGCGTGACGAATTTCCAGTGCAGTGCGTCGGCCAGCTATCCGATGACTTCCTGCATCGACGTGTCTGCGTCGAATGCAAGTGTAGGTCTATGGCTACAGAATATCGACACTTCGGCCAATGTCACCAACATCATCAAAGACAACCTGACAAGCGGGCTCACCGTCGCGGCCGGTTCCGGTCCGACGAGCCTCTACCAGCGCGGCCTGAGCAATCAGGTATTCGGACTTCCCGGCGGCGCTTGGGTCAATTCATCGCCAACGCCGACCTCGTCTGGGGGGGCCTTCACCTCGGCATCGAGCGCGATTCAGGCGCAGCTCTCTCCGGGGCGCGTGGCCCAGGTCAACGGAGTCATCACGATCACCACGGCGGGGGGCGCATCTGGGTCGATCCAGACAGCGATGCCGTTCGTGCCGGTGGGCGACAGTACCTGCACAGCCTTCGAGTACAACGTCGGGACGTGGGTGATCGCCTATCTCAACAGCGGGGCGGCAACGCTGATCATGTACTACGCGGCTTACGCGTCTCCCGTGGCAAACGGCAAGATATTCAAGTTTACCTGCGTCTATCAGAGTCAGTGAGACTGCGGAATCAGATAGGCTCGCGCGGAAATGACCAGCAGCGGACAGTTTTCCTTTTCCCCCTCGAACGGCGAACTCGTGCTCGCTGCCTACGAGCGCATCCAGATTCGCGCGCCGTCTATCAGACAGGAGCACATGCAGAGCGCGCGGCGGGAACTCAACTTCATGTTCTCGGCGTGGTCGAATCAGGGTGTGAACTTATGGGAACAGTTGCGCACACAGACCACGCTCACCCAAGGCACCGCGAGCTATTCGATAACGCCGCAGACGATCATGCTGCTCGATGTCCGCATTGCTCTCAATTTCGGACTATCGAACGAATCGGCGCGCTACATTACGCCGATCTCGCGCACCGAATACATGAGCTATCCGAATCAACAAACCCAAGGTCCGCCCAACGTGTATTTTTTCGACCGGCTCATTTCGCCCACGGTGACGTTTTATCCGGTGCCGGATGGAAATGGGCCATACACATTTGATTACTTTTCTTATACGCAAATCCAGGATGCCAATCTTGCGGGCGGAGAAACCCCTGACGTTCCGCTTAGATGGTTTGACGCCATCATCGCAGGGATGGCGGCTCGTTTGTGCAAGATCTATCCGCCGCCTGGAGTGGACGCGATGGCGTTTGAAACTATGCGCAAGACGGATGCGAAAGAGGCGTGGACCATCGCCGCGACGCAGGACGTGGAGAACGTCCCGACAAGCCTCGTTCCTGCGCTGTCGTCATACTTTAGATGAGCTAATCGAATGCGACCGCATCCAAGACGTGCCGTGACCGATCCGACGAAGCCTTCGGCATGGGCTACTTCGGATCGCAACGGCATGATCAATAACCACAAGGATTTGCGCTGGCAATTTGAATGGGCCGGAACCGAGTTAATTAACAAAAGAATCTTGGTCGCGGCAGACGAACTTGACGCCCCGCAACGCCAACTCGGCACCATCATCCTCCCCCCCGATCCCGTTCCTCTCCAGAATGCGCG